AGCCGACATCAAGGCGGACGAACTCGTGACGCTCGTCTACAGCCTCAAGCGTCCCTACCGCAAGAATGCGGCGTTCATCGTCAACGATCAGACGCTTGCAAGCATCCGAAAGCTCAAAGACGCGAATGGCGCATATTTTTGGCAGCCGTCGTATCAGATGGGCGAACCCGATCGTCTGCTCGGCTATCCCGTCTATTCCTCGGCGTATATGCCTGCTGTCGAGGCGGGTAAGACCGTCATCGCATTCGGTGACTACTCCTACTACAATATCGGTGACCGTGGGACACGTTCCCTGCAGGACCTCAAGGAACTCTTCGCGGGCAACGGCATGATCGGCTACGTCATGAAGGAGCGCGTGGACGGCAAGCTCGTCCTCGAGGAAGCCGTGCAGACGCTCAAGATGAAGGGTTGATGTATGTTTGCGGCAAAGAGGGGAGGTGGTTTTATGCTTGTGCCGCTTGCAGCAGTCAAGCAGTATCTGCGCATTGACGGGGATGAGGAGGACGATCTCCTCATGCACTTTGCGGAAACGGCAGAACAGATTTGCACGGCACTTCTGCGCGTGAAGAAGCTGTCCAAGGTCGAAGATCAGGCGATTGTGCGCGTTGCAATCCTCTATGCCGTCTCCTATCTCTATGAACACAGAGAGGAAGCGGATCACAGAGGGCTTGCCTTGACACTGCGCTCGCTTCTCTTCGGTGTGCGGAAGGAGGTCTTTTAGATGCAGGTGTCTATGAGCGAACTGCGTCATCGAATCTCCATCCTGCGTCCCGTAACGGAGACGGATGATGAGGGGAATATCCTCTCATCGTCGGTGCAGGAAGTCGGTAAAGCGTGGGCACTTGTTCTTCCATTCGCGGCAAAAATCTCCGACGGCTATGCGGAGAAGGTGCAGGAGGTGGATTACCGCATCGTTGTTCGTTACCGTGCGGATGTGCGCGTGACCGACCTAGTGCAGTGGAATGGGAAGCGGCTCACACCCATTGCACCACCCTATCTGCTTGGCGGGAAGAAGCGATGGCTTGTTCTGGAATGCAGGGAGTTGGTGGAAGATGGCTAGATACCGAGGTTTCGTCTCTGCCGAGAAGATTCTCTCGGAACTCGGCGTGGAGGCGACGGCTGCAGCAAAGGCAGCACTCGAGCGCGGCGCGGACGATGTGGTCGCAGAGGCGAAGAACCGCTGTCCCGTCTATACGGGAACAGATAAGCGCGTGGTCAAAGGTGCGCTGCGGGATTCCATCCACAAACGTCTGCGCAGGAAAGACGGCTCTGTTTGGAGGATTGCTGCAGATGCAGAATCCAGTGACGGCGTGTTTTACGGCGTGCTCGTTGAGTTCAGCCCGAGGATCAATAAGCCGTTCCTCTATCCTGCGCTCGATGCCAAGAAGGGCGGTATTCGTTCTGCCATCGTCGATGCTGTCCGAGCGGCAATACGGAGGAGAGGGAAATGACTACGGCACGGATGGTGTATCAGGCACTTGTACGCTCAAAGGAGCTGACGCAGCTTCTCGCGCACGGGAAGAAGGGCATCTATCACGGACGCAGCCCTGATGCTGGGACGTACCCGATTCTCGTCTATTCCGTCATTTCCGACGTTCCCGCGCTCTCGGCAGACGGTGCAGAACTGGAACGGCACGTGACGGTGCGTATCCACATTCTGACGAAGGACGGACGCTTTCGGGAGATTCATAAAGCCGTACAGAACGCGCTCCTGCCGCTCGGTTTTGTACGGGCGCAGACGCAGGAGATTGTTGAGAAAGATATATTCGTGGAAATCACAGATTACAGAACAGCAGTGGAGGGAGAATAAAATGCCAAGTCCAACACCGGCAGCAAAGCCCGCCGGGAATCTGACAAGCGGGCAGTTCATCAATATCCAGAAACTTCATATCGCCAAGATGCTTACCGATGTGGCAGGAGGGGCGGCGACCTACGAGGCTCCGATTCCCCTTGGGAAACTGCTCCGTAAGGTGGACATCAAGCCGCAGACGAATCAGGCGGAGCTTTTCGCGGACGGACAGTCCGTAGACACAGCATCCAACACCGCATCTTACGACCTTACCTTCGACACTACCGCATTGCCGCTCGAATATACGGCTTACCTTTTGGGGCACAGTATCGAGAACGGTGTGATGAAGGCGGGCAAGGACGATGTCGCGCCATACTTCGCTGTGCTTTTTCAGTCAGACAAGCGCAACGGCAAGAAGAGATATACCAAATTCTACAAGGTTCAATTCACGGAACCCTCGGAGTCCGGCAACTCAAAGCAGGAGAGCATTCAGTTCGACACGCCGACGCTGACGGCAAAGGCGATCTACCGTCTCTCGGACGGGCTGTCCTACGCCAAGGCAGACGAGGAGGCGGCGGGCTTTGCCGCAGAGACAGGCTCGAAGTGGTACGAACAGGTATGAGGGAGGACACGATGGAAACACCAATCCTGCATATTGCGGGCAGGGAGATCACGCCGAACCCTCCGAAGATGAAGGTCTGGCGTGAGTTCCTGGCCTTTTTTGATGCCGACATGGAAGGCTTGAGTCTTGAAGATTTTCTGGACGAGCACGTCCGACTGATCGTTCTCGGATTCGGCAGGGATGAAGTGACTCGGGAATCCGTGGAGGAAAATGTGGATATCGCGGATATCGTACCACTCACCCGTGCCCTCTTCCGTTGGATTCAGTCGCTGACGTTTTCCAAACTGGTGAACCTCCCAAACGAGGAGACGGGGAAAGAGGCGTAGTTCTTTCTCCGTACCAGAACTTACTGCGCTACTACGAGCGGCTGCAGTCCGCCTATGGGTGGACGATGCAGGAGATTGATTCACATGAGATTGCGTTCCTGCTCGATCAGCTTGTGGTAACGGCGATCTGCGAAGAAAGATTGTCCGAGCGATTTATTGATGACGTGATGTAGGGAGGGGATAGGGTGGCAAAACGTGGACAGAAGATTGATGAACTCTATCTCGACATCGGTCTCAATATTGCACAGCTGCAGCTGGACTTTGACACGGCGGGCAAGACCGTCTCGGATTCCATCGCACGGCTGAACAGCAAGGCAAACAACATCCATCTGAAACTCGATGCTGATCTTGCCAAACTCGACGGTGTGGGTACGGAACTCGACAAGATCAAGGTGCGCCATCAGGCAATCAACCGCGAGTTGGATATTCAGCGGCAGAAGGAACAGATTCTTGCCGCTGTCCTCCAATCCGCAAAGAAAAACGATGGCGCGGACAGTGCGTCTTATCGGCGTGCTGAAAGTAACCTGTTACGTCAGCAACGGACGGTCGCTCAGACCGAAGCCGAGGTACGGAAACTGAATCATCGCCTCAAGGAGAGCGTGGTTCTCTCCGGCACCCTCGGCGGACGTATCTCCACAGGAATGACGGCGGCACAGGCAGGTGTCAAAAACCTAACGAGCGGATTCAATGTGCTGTCTGCAAAGATGGCCACAGTTATGGCCGTTGCGGCGACCGGCGCAGGGCTGTTCAACATCACCAAAGACGCGATGCTTGCAGGTGAGAACGTCTACAAACTCACACAGCGGCTTCACGTCTCTGCGGGTGAGGCGGCGACGCTCAATCGGGTGTTTCAGCTTGCGGATACGGACATCAAGAGCGTCATTCCACTGATCGCTCGTCTTGACAAACAGGTATCTGCAGCGGGCAATTCTGGCAATGACATGTCTCGCGCACTCTCGCGCTTTGGTATTGCGCTCAAAGATCAGCAGGGGAATCTCCTGCCGCTCAATGAGCAGCTCGCGCAGCTTGCCAAGGGATATAAGACCGCAAGCGAAGCGGGAATGGAGGAAGCGTATACTGCTGAAGTCCTCGGGGCGCGTGGTGCAGCTCTTATCCCGATTCTCGAACAGTATGACGATCTGATGACCATTTCCTCGCGTGTCAAGACCACGGGATTGCTTGACCCGGCACAGGCGCACGAGACGTATCTCAAATGGCGCGAAATGGAGATGGAGGCGGGGCAGCTGAAACTTGCCCTCGGTGCGGCTCTCCTTCCTGCCGCCGAGGAACTGATGCCCGAGATCAACGATGGATTCCAAACATTCATTGAGGCGATTCGGGACAACAAGGACGAAATCAAGGACGCTGTCCTCGGATGGGGTGAAGCACTCAAGACCGTCGCGGAGCTTGCGGGCTTTGTCGGGGAGCAGATTCATAAGGTCAATGAACACGCCGAGGCGAATGCGTGGCTCGTAAAGAATCATCCTGTGGCATCTCCGCTGATTGCGATCCCATTCCTCGGTGGTACGGTTCTTGACGCTCTCTACGGGGATGAATACAAGCAGTACCAAGAACAGCAGAAACTCGCCAAAGAGAAAGCGGCGGCAGAGGAGAAGGCGCGTGCCGAAGCGGAGAAGAACGCTAAGGTGCAGGAGCAGAATGCCAAAGCTGCGAAAATCCGTGCGGCGGCAGAGAAAGATGCCGCAAAGACGGTAAGTGAGTCCGCAAAGGCGACCGCACAACTGACGGACGATTTATATACACTGACACACACGGGCATCCAGAACACTCTACACGCTCTGGATCGTGAATCCTTCGAGTTCTTCCAGAAGGGCGCAGATCCCCACCTCATCGACGAATACCGTCTGGCGAAGGAAGCAAAGATTTATGCTGACTTTCAGCGCGACGTTGTGGATAAGGCGAATGCGCTCTACAAGACCGACCTGCAGAACAAGTTGGACTCCATCGCCCGCGAAGCCGATGCCTTTCGACAGAAGGGCTTTGATGAGCTGCAGACGCAGAACTGGATTAGTGAGAGCAAGGCACGAGTGATGGAGCAGTGGGCGCAGGACGTTGCATCCAATATAGACTCGATCTGGAAAACCGAACTTGAGAACCGTCTTGCCGAGATCGAGCGCGAGAAGAATGCGTGGGTGCAGAAGGGACTGGATGAGATCGAGGCGACACGTTGGGCGGAGAAGGAAAAACTCGATGCCAAACGCAATACCGCTCTGGAAGTCCTGCGCTCCCAGAAAGAGGAACTGCAGGTGTTCAAGAAGTCCGGGCAGGTCGGGCTGATGGAGTACCTGCGCAAAAAGAACAAGTTCACGGCAGAGGATCTGGGGCTGACACCGGAGCTTCTCCAACAGTTCCAGTCCGGGCGTAAATGGGCGATGGAGAATCTCCTTCCGAATTTCGCTCCCGAGACGCGTGAGGACAGCTCCCGTATTTGTGTCAACGGGCAGGAGTTCTCGTATGCACAGATGATGGCAGGATTGGGGCAACAGGCGCAGAGCATTCAAAATGCGGGGCAGGGTGCAAATGCTTCATCGGGAGCTGCTCAGTTGGCTCCCTCCATGACGGACAACCGCCAAATTCACATACAGGTTCAAATCGAAAATGCCGTCACGGAGGACAACGAGGGAATGCGTATGCTCGCCGATCATGTCGCCGACCGCATCCGTCCCGCCGTTGAAAATGCCCTTGGAGGTGATTCCAATTCATATTCAAATTGGTGAGGTACGGACATTATCCGTTGAAAACTGGCAGACCATTCCCGACGACCGTCAACAGCTTTTGGAAATTGTCGGCGGAGCGGTCGTGCAGGATTTCGGACACATCACGGAGGGCGATCGTATTTCCTGTTCGGTCACGGTCACTTCTGCCGCATGGGAAAAGATCAAGGGCTACTGGGACAGCCGCGCAATGGTGTCCGTGATCGATGAGGGCGGGAACATCCTGCCCTCCATGCGTGTTGTGGTGAAATCCTACGAGTATATGGCGCATTTCCCGAAGGTATATAAACTGTCTCTGGAATTTTGGAGGGTATGACAATGGCAGAACTCTTGCATATCTATATGAACAATCCAACCGAGGGCGACAAGGACGGAACAGAGGTCAGCTCCGGTACGGAACTCTCTCCGATCTCCGTCCTGCTCGATGCGGGCAAGGGTGAGCAGAAAGCCGTCAAGTGCGCCGTGCGCTGCGAGAGCGGCTTCCATATCGACGGAACACTTACGGTCAAGTTCGTCGGCGATCATGCGGATAAGTGGAAAGCCGCGACGGATAACAAATACACTGCCGAAACGGCATTGGAGTCTGCCGAGTGGAAGGATGTTATTTCGCTGCAGAACGTCCGCGACACGAATACCGTATTCTGGGTCAAGGCACTCAGCACTGCAGATGAACAGCCGCAGCAGGATACGAGCGTGGATATTCAGGCAGAGGGGCTTTTGGTGTCGGACTGAGGAGGTTCGTATGGCGTTCAAATACATCAATCCGGGCTATGCGGAGCTGCTCTCAGTTCGTGGCGGCACGACGGTAACAGGGGAGCAGTACAGCAAAACAGGCATATCCTTCTGGCAGCCGACCAGTGACAAAGGGCTGACGATTTCAGAATTCCCTGCAGAGCTTTACGGGAAACTGGATCTGTACTTCAAAGCACCGGAGAATGCAGACCGTGCCAAACTTACCCTTGCAATCGGCAGCTACATCATCGTTAGTGCGGAAACGTCCTGGAGCAGGTGGCGCATGAAGGGGAATAACAATAACGATACCATTGCCACTTCCGACAGCATTCGCGTAAATGCAGTCAATACCTTGTGGTTCCACGTCAAACCGGGGCAGAACAATGACGGTATCTTTCGGGCACTCCTGAACGAACGTGAGGTTTGCAACAAGCAGGACTGCTCTTTTTGGTACGCCTACAGTTCCAGTGAAAAGACCATAACGCTTTACAGCAGAACAGAGGACATCCTTATCTCGAACCTCATCCTATCGGATGAGGAGATCAGCCCACGGGAACAGATCATCATGCTGCCTGTCCAAGCGACGCAGACGAATATGACCGACTGCAGCGATGGAAGCTATGAGGCGACGGCTGCGAATCAGGAGATTCTGCAATCTGTCGATGTTGCCGCCCTGTCCGCGCAGTATGGCGCAGACTCGCGTGTGACGGGGATCTCCCTCATCGGGAATCCTGCCTATCGCACGGCAGAAGGGCTGTGTGCTTTGACAGCGATTGAAAAGAGCGGCGGGAATATCACGGAATACGGCAGACATATCGCCGAACAGAATCCAACATCAGTTGTGATGGACACGCGCACTGTCTCCATGTCGATTGAAGAACTCACGGGACGGCAGTTCGGATGGAGAGCGGGGACATGAGCATCAAGCTGAAACCCGCCGTCTGCATTTCGTGGCTGCCGTTCGGGCGCGTTCACCTAAAACCGATCATATACGCCACGGTGATTCCCGTATTCCGTCAATCCGTGCAGGTCAGCGGAGATACGTCACGTAAAGTCACGTCATCCTGTTCTGTTCATGCAGATACCCTGCGCGATATTCGGATCGTAAAGCAAATCACGGTAACGGGCGACACACAGCGGCGCATTGGTCACTGTGAAACGGTGTTGGCAGATACGAAGCGGACACTCATTAAGCAGTCACGGATTCTTGCAGATACGAGGATAGAGATTCCTCATACACTGACCTATGCAGAGTTCAGGGAGCGGGGGATTCGCTCGTT